GGCGATGGCACCGAGCGCCACGAGTTGGCCGGCGGAGAACGGGCAGGGGTGCTCGGTCATGGCTTCACCCGCTCGTGGTGGGCCGCGTGGGCGTGCTGGCCTACCATCCGGTCGGCTTCGGTCTTGCCGGGGCAGTCGCGCCAGGCGTGGGCTCGTGGGCATCCGTCGTTGGTGCGGGGTAGTTGTTTGCCGCAGTAGGCGCAAGGTGCGTGCCCGTTGTTCGCGCAGGGGTCAACGCCGTAGGAGCCCCGACTCTTGACGCTGACGTTAGGCCGCTCGTTGTCGCCCTTGACCAACTTGCCGCAGGTGATGCATGCCCACTTGGCTCCTACCCAGTCTTGGCCGTACGGGCCGCACCAGCCCCTGACGCGGGACACGAGTCGGAAGGTGGCCTGCCCGACGACGTACAGCCGTACGCGGGGCTTACTGTGGTCGGTCATGCCAACTCCCTCCAGTCGGTCCACTCGACCCGCTGTCCGCAGTGCAGGTGCTTGGGGATCGCGTCGGGGTATTGGCGGTCGTAGAAGTCGGCGGCCGCCTTGTGCTTGGCGCAGAATGTGTGCGCGTGGCCGCAGGGGCTGTAGCGGGCTCGCCAGGTGGCGTCAGCAGTGCATCCGCGGGTGTGGCAGAGGATGGGACGGTCTGGGCCGGTGAGCAGGTCGAGCGCTTCGTCGGTGCATGTGGCGGTCATGCCAAACCCTCTTCGGCTAGCACGTCGATCAGCGACGGCTCTTCCTCGTAATCGGCGTCCACGGCCGCCAGGTTGCGCACCATCTGCGTGAAGTACTCAGGTTTGAGCTCGGCGCCGACCCCATAGCGACCCTGCCGGACGGCCTCGTACACCTCGGAGCCGACGCCAGCGAACGGGGTCAGGACCCGTTCGCTGGGACGGGTGCGCATCTGGACGTAGCGGGCGATCACGTCGAGTTGCAGCGGGTGGACGTGTTTCTCGTCGTCCTCGGATTTCGAGTCGCGGAAGGGCAGCACGTTGTCTATGCGAATGTCGTCCCAGATGCAGGATGCGTAGCGCCGCCAGATCCACTGGGACCACCGGTTGCCGGTCTGCTTGCCGTCCCATCCTCGGAATCGGCGCAGCTCGGCGGGTGGCTGTTCTGAGCCGGCGTACTCGAGCAGGCCATTCGGGTGGGCGATCGGCACCTCAGTGCCGGGCTTGCGGAAGATGAGCAGTTCGTCACCGGACGCGACCCCTGCCGCCGCGGCGTCGTCGCACAGTGTCTTGTGGGCCAAGTTCTTCTGCATGGTGCGCAGCCGGACCGCGAGCGGTTCTTTCCAGATGAGGTGGCGGCCGACCCAATCCCAGCCGCGCTGTTGGTGCCAACGGATCACGTCGCCGGGGAAGTCGTGCAGGGAGTCGCGACCGCTGTTGCCGGATGGGACGGGGGCGGTGTGTACGGCGGTGGTCCGGCCGGGCATCGTGACCCGCGTCACCTCGTCCAGCACGTAGCCGTAGTGGGTGGCGAACTCGTCGTAGTCGCGGGCGTTGCTCAGGTCGCGGTCGTCGCTGCTGTAGTGGTACAGCCCGGCGAATGGTGGCGAGTAGATCGATCCGTGAATCGAACCCGTGGGAAGTTCGCCCATCACCTCGATGCAGTCGCCGTTGTAGATGGCCCACCGGTCGGTGATTTGCTGGGTCAGGACGCCCATGACGGCACCTCGATTCGTTGGTCGTAGCTGTGTGGGGTGATGCGTTGGGCGGTGTTCATGTGCTGCACCAGCGCGCTGAACATTGCGTCGGCCTGGTCGGCTTTGCGTTGCAGGTTGGCGAGGGTGTTACGTCCACCTTCGGTGGTGATCACGTCCACCCGGACGGGCTCGGATTGACCAAAGCGCCACATGCGGCGCACGGCCTGATACCACTGCTCGTAGGAGTGCGACGGGAAGTAGGTCATCCGGTGGGCGTGCTGCCAGTTCAGGCCCCACGCTCCAAGGCTGGGCTTGGTGACGAGGAACGGGATCGTGCCGTCCGTGAAGCCGGACAGCTTGGCCTCTTTCTCATCGGGCGAGTCGGAGCCGGTGAGTTCAACGGCGCCGGGGATCAGCTGCGCTAGGAGTGCAGACTCGTCGTTCAGGTGGCACCAGGCGACGCCACGCTCAGCATCCGCGAGTGCAGCCGCGGACGCTTCGCATCGTTCGGTGAGGGTCCTGCGGGTCTCGGCGCGTTCCTCTTGCAGACCGAAGGCGGGCGTATCGAACAGCTGGTCGGGGTGCGCCTCGCGGGCCGCCACGACCTGTTGCCGTACGTCAAGTGCGGGCAGGTGGAACCGGTCGTCGGAGAATCCGAAGTCGGACGGCCGGCGGAGTGCCCGTGCCCATGTCGCTACCCATCGCCAGTACGGCTGGGCAGCATGGCCCTTGAGCCGCCAGCCCACGTCACGGCCGGTCTTGGCGAAGCTCGAGCGGTTCGTGGTGGTGCGCTGTTTGTTGGTGAAGAACCGGCTGAGCATGTCGGTGTAGCCGAGCCCGCCTAGGGCCTCGCTCGACGTGCCGAGTTCGGTCCAGTCGTTGGGTGCCGCCGTGGCTGTGCCGAGCAGTCGGTAGGGCAGGCGGCGCATGAACTCGGTGACCTGCCCACGGATCACACCATCGAAGCTCTTCAGGATGGAGGATTCGTCGCACACCACCCCGCCGAAAGCGTCAGGGTTGAACTTGGGCAGCTGTTCGTAGTTGGTGACGGTGATGGGTGCAGTGGGTTTGCCGGTGCGTGAGACGGCCGCGTCGTGGCCGAACTTGTGCGCCTCGTGCACCATTTGGAAGCCGACCGCGAGCGGGGTGAGTAGTAGGACGGGTTTGCCGGTGTGGCGGTACCACTGGTCAGCGACGGCGAGTTCCATTGGGGACTTGCCGAGGCCGCAGTCTGCGAACAGCCCGCCGCGGCCCTGCCGGACGGCCCACTCCACGAGGAACGCTTGGAAGTCGAACAAGTGGCTGGGCAGCGTGTCGGGCTCGAATCCGCCGGCGTTGGCGAGTTGCGCCTTGCGGGCGAGGAAGTCGTTGTAGCTCATGGTTCGATCCCTTCTGGCACGTCGTGGCCAGCCTTGCGGTGTGCGGCCAGGTGGCCCGCGAGCTTGCGTTCGGTCAGGTAGTAGCTGGTGCCGCGCAGGACGCACAGGTGGCAGAGCAGCGGTGAGGGTTCGTCGTCGCGGGTGCGGAGCAGGTGCAGGCCGGCGGTGCGGACGATGGTGCGGTGTGCCGGGGTGGTGGAGGTCATGCGACGGCCTCCGCTCGGTGGAGCATGAGCCGCATGGCGGCCTCGGCCTGCTGCTGCACGACGCCATTGCCTGCCATGCGGAGGGCTTCGTTATCGGTGACGCCGGGGGTGTCGGTGATCCAGCCCGCGGGGGCGCCCATCATCCATTCGGCGAATGCCGGGTTGAGTTTGGGGCGTCCGGTGCGGCCGGGTTTGGTTGGTGTGGGGGCTGGGCCGTGGATGGCTTCCCAGCGGGCGATGGCTGCGGCGTACTTGCCCCATTCCTGCGTCTCACGCACCACGTCGGAGAGTTCCATCTGGGACCCCTTCTGGCGACGGTTCTCGAGGTCGCGAACACGGTCGCGCTCGCTGGCCGTCGGCGTCGGCAGGAGTTGAACCGCGATCCCAAGTGGTATGCCCATGCCGTTCCCGTTCGCGGCGGTCTCCTTGACGCGCTGGCGGCGGGCTTCCCACTGGTCGGGGTCTTCGCTCGAGTTGAAGTTTCCGGCGGAAGGTGTTGGCAGGAGCGCTAGAGGTGCTCGATCACGTCGTGCAGTTGTACCGAGTGCCCGCCCGCCCGCCGCTTCTCCGGGTGCTGGCTGCCACCGTTCGAGCCAAGTGCGGCCGACGGGGTTGGCGGCAACGACGAAGATTCGGAACCGGCCGTGGGGTGCGCCAATGTCGGCAGCGCGTAGGCCGTGCCAGACCGCGTCATACCCGAGGTCGGCCAGGTCGCCGAGTACACGTCCAAGTGCTCGAAGAACAGGGACGCCGGGCCGGTGGTCTCCCAACAGTCCCGGGTCGGATTCCATTGCGCTAGAGGCGCGGCTGCTGAGGGCTCCACGGACGTTCTCCCATATGACGAGGTGTGGGTTGAGGGTTGCGACGGCTTCGCGCATTTCGACCCACAGGTTTGAGCGGGTGCCGTCGGTCATTCCGGCGCGGCGTCCGGCGCCGCTGATGTCCTGGCAGGGTGAGCCGCCAGCGATGATGTCCACCGGTTCGACCTGCGACCAGTCCACGCGGGTGATGTCGCCGAGGTTCGGGACGCCGGGGAAGCGGTGGGCAAGCACTTTGCAGGGGCCGGGTTCGATGTCGGACACCCACACAGTGCGGGCGCCGAACACAGCCTCGACGGCGAGGTCGAGCCCGCCGAAGCCACTGAACAGGGAGCCGAGTTTCATCGCACCCCCCGATGCTCGCTGCCGTGCTGCTGCCTGGCCGCTGCTCCCCAGCCACGGGTGCCGCACGGGTAGCCGGTGTGGTCGGGGAGGGTGCAGGTCCAGGGGCGGCGTGCGGCCCACCAGAGGCGGATAGCGAGGATCATGGCTGCGCCCCCTGCTCGACCAGTGCGAACCACGTCCACGCGTCGGTGGTGATGGTGGAGACGTGCCGCCAGTCACCGTCCGGCAGCGGCATGCCCTCGGCGAGGATGGCGATGCGGCGCGGGGTGGGAATCTCGTCAGGGTCGGCCAGGAACCAGGCCGCCCAGCGCTGGCCATGGTCGGTGACGGCCAGCAGTT